GAGGTCTACGACAGTGCTGGGGTCTGTGGTGATAGTATGACTGCTGGGGAAATTGGAAGTCGCTAAAGATGCAACTATTGAGGTTCACTTGGCAATTGAAGATTGGAAACTTAATTATAATTTGGGCAATGTTGTGAAATATATCGAATCGAACGAGGATTATTTAGACGGTATCTTCAAAAATGCTAATGATGTATCATCTACACAAATTGCCGCTGACTATGGGTGGAGTTTGAAGGGATTCAATGAAATTTTATCTGATTATGGTTTAGTATATGAGCGATATGAACAGTTTTTGATGGGTGATTTTTGTCAAATAAAAGGTTATGTTTCGGTAACAGATTATAATGTTGGGGACTCAAATTTTTTGATTGAAACTNAAGAGATTGTAGAGTNGACACAAAAAGGACGTGTATTCTTATATAATTTATTTAAACACGATGATATTTTGCCATTAATTGAAGTATCGGATTGAAATAAAAAAAGGGAGCTTCCGCCCCCAAACCGTATAAAAATATTCTAAAGCAGAAAAGTGATTTTGTAAAGGGGCGGATGTGTTTCATGGCAGCAGATGCGATTCTTAATGCGACAGAAGAAAAGATACGAGAGTATTATCGAAATATAGAAGAGATAGAAAGATTGGAACACCGTGGAAGATTGCTGGATAGGCAAAAAACGGATATCAAAGAAGATATCAGAAATAGCAATATATCATTGCAATGCGGTTTGCAAGGAATTGATTATGAAGGAGTGAGAGTACAGACATCTAATACAAGTAGTCAGCAGGATAAAGCAATAGAAAAAGCGTTTAAAAAGCTTGAAATCCAGCTTGAAAAAAACAATTATGAAATTATTGAAATGCAAATACTGAAAAGAGATTTGGAAAAGAAGAGTAATGATATTGGGTTTATTATTGGAAAGCTGAACGAAAGGTCAAAAGATTTTGTTGTTATGAGATATAAAGAAAAGAAGTCTTATAGGCGAATTTGCAATATTCTGCATAGTTCAGAAGCTTCATTGAGTAGATTAAGAAATGATATTTTAGTTGCTGTATCGAAATGGATTTGTGCGTATTTCTAGTTTTGAAAAAACATGAAAGAAAAGTGAAAGAAAAGTGAAAGAAAAGTGAAAGAAAGTTGATAGATGGAAGCAAAAAAAATATGATATACTTGTTATAGTGAAAAAAATATAAAACTGGAATCAGTGATGAAGCAGTCCTTTTATGGGATTGCTTTTTTATTTTATAGAAGGTGAGAAAAATGAAACACACAAACTATAAATGTAAGGGCTGTGTTTGGGGAAGCTGGCAAGGTTCGCAAGTTTTTTGCATGTTCCCGAAATGCGTTAAGAAGTAGGGGGAAAGAGCAGAGCTGAGGGCGGTGGTGATATGTAGTGCAAGAAGAAAAAGCGACATATGAATTGGCATATGAAGATTATAAGAAGGGTCTGAAATACAAAGAAATAGCAGAAAAGTACGGTATATCACTTAATACGGTTAAGTCGTGGCGAACTCGGCACTGGGTGAGTATAGCAGAGAAATCCGAGGACAAAAAGGGTGCACCCGAAAGTAAAAAAGGGGTGCACACAAAAACAAAAAAGGGTGCACACAAAAATGGGGATAGGCAGCCACATGAAATGATTAAAAAAGATGGGGCTCAACAAAAAACAAATATTTTAAAAAGTCTAGAGCTATCGGATAAAGAACGAGTATTTGCAGAGAGTTACGTTCGGCATAAGAACAAAACATTAGCAGCGATACAGGTGGGATATCCTAAAAATACGGCACATGTTCAGGGTTCAAGGCTGTATAGAAATGATAAGGTTTTTGCGTACATACAAGCGTTGATAAATGAGATAAGGGGTGAAACGATATTTGATGTAAATGAAATGATTGAATACCATATGAAGGTCGCATTTGCAGACCTTGGCGACTACCTTTCGTGGGGTATCGAAGAAACAGGAACTAAGTCTATTAATAAAATTCGATTCAAAGATTCGGGAATGATTGATACGAGTATCATCGCGGAGGTTAAGCAAGGCAAAGACGGTGTAAGCGTAAAGATTGCAGATAAAAAATATTCAATGCAGTGGTTGACGGATTTCTTTCAGCTACACCCGATGGACAAACACAGAATTGCCTATGATAACGCAAGACTGGAAATACAGAGGAGCAAGCTAGAAGAAGAACAAGAAACGGTAAACTTCACACAGGCAGAACACTTCTTTGGCTTCATGGCGAAGTTATACCGTCATAAGCCAGTGGAGTTCTGCCAAGCGGTACTAAACTTTGAGCCTGATGATTGGCAGAAGCGTGTTCTAAACGACCTTGCGAAATACCCGAAAGTAACAGTTCGTTCGGCACAAGGAGTAGGAAAAACCGGGATAGAAGCTTGTGTGCTGCTGTGGTTTTTGGCTTGTTTTCCGCACCCAAAAATTATCGCGTCCGCACCAACAAGGCAGCAGTTACACGATGTACTATGGAGTGAAGTATCGAAATGGCAGAACAAAAGTGAAGATTTGAAAGAACTTCTGGTATGGACGAAAACAAGAATTTACAGAATAGATGATTCAGAACGTTGCTTTGCGGTTGCGAAGACAGCGACACGTCCAGAGAACATGCAAGGCTTCCACGAAGACAATATGCTTTTTATCGTAGACGAAGCGTCTGGTGTTGCAGACCCAATCATGGAAGCCATCCTCGGAACGCTTTCAGGAGAGAATAACAAGCTTTTGATGTGCGGGAATCCAACGAAGAAAACAGGCGTATTTCACGATTCGCATACAGTGGATAAAGATTTATACAAAACACATAAGATATCTGCTTTTGACAGCTCGAGAACAAACAAAGAAAATGTAAATGCCTTAGTTAAGAAATTTGGCGAACGTTCCAATGTGGTACGGGTTCGTGTGCATGGAGAATTTCCGATTGATGAAGATGACGTATTTATTTCTACAGCGTTGGCGGAGAGCGGTCTTCATACAGAGAATCGACTTGAAAAGATTGAAACAATCGACATCGGTGTGGACGTGGCGCGTTTTGGTGATGACTCCACAGTAATTGCCACAAAAGTAAATAATACAGTTCTGCCACTTGCCATAAGGCGAGGACAAGACCTGATGGCAACAGCGAATCAAACGGTTGTGCTGGCGAAGGAATTGCACGAAAAGCACAAGAAGAGGGTCATGGTAAAAATAGATGACACAGGTGTAGGCGGTGGTGTATCCGACAGAATGATAGAGTTGAAAATACAACAGAATCTATCGTGGTTGCTCATTATCCCGATTAACTTAGCACGCTCCGTAAGACACGCTTACTATGAAAATTTTACAACTTTGCTATGGGGCAGCCTGAAAGAACTTTTAGAGGATGGAGAACTTTGTTTGCCAGATGATGCAGAGTTGATTGGTGAGATAACGAACCGAAAGAAATTATTCACTAGCAGCGGAAAAATAGCATTGGAGCGCAAAGACGACATGAAAAAACGAGGTTTACCGTCACCAGATAGAGCAGATGCAGTAACGCTTGCAACGTTCTTTATTGACCCAGATACGAATCAAAGACGAGAAGGAGGAGACAGCACAAGGCGATGAGAGAGACAAATAAAGAAGCAGAACGAACCGAACGAGCAAAAGGAACAGCATTAGAAGATTATACAAACATTCTAGAAAAATCATCAAAAGAAATTGTGGAAGTATCAAGGCAATTAGATGAATTTGAATACGGAGACATACAAAAGCCACCATACGAACCTAAAAATTTACTTGCATTAGTAGAGCGAAACGACAGCATTATGCAGTTGGTAGAAACGCTTGCAACGAACGTAGCGTTATTCGGGCATGGCATTAAGTATAGCGATGAGTTTGATTACAACAAAGCCGAGGAAAAACACCAAGAAGAAGCACAGGCGGAATGGGAGAAATTAAGGGTAAAGTATAAAAACATAAACCCACTGGAGGACTTTTCGCAGTTGCTGTACAAAGCGTTGATAGACAAATATACAATCGGTTGGGGCTGCCTAGAAGTTCTGCGAAACGGAAAAGGCGAAGTTACAACATTGGAATATATAAGATCTTGTAACGTAAGAATTGCAAAAAATAAACACGCAAGAACGATGGTTGAAATGTGGGAAGAAACAGAAAAAGGCCTGTACGAAAAAACAGAAAGCCCTGTTAAGTTCAAAAAATTTGTGCAGATGGTAAATGGCAGCAAAGTTTTTTTCAAAGAATTTGGCGACCCAAGAAAAATGAATTGTAAAAATGGTGAATACAGAGAAAATGTCGAAGGAGATGAGTTAGCAACAGAACTCATCCTTTTTAATTCACACAGCAGTTATACTGACTATGGTGTGCCGTTTTGGATAAACACAGCGATCAGTGCATCTGGTTCAATTATGGCAGATACGCTGAATTACAAATATTTTTCAGACGGAAAAATCCTTCCGATGGCGGTTACCGTTTCAGGCGGGCAAATCACAAAAGAAAGTATCCGAGCAATTCGAGAGGGAAAGGGAATAGAAAACGCTTATAAAATTCTCGTGTTGGAAGCTGTGCCTGATATTATAGAACATGCAGACGGAACAAAAACTGCGAGTGTAGTAAAGATTGACATCAAATCTTTGACAGATACAACAAACAGCGACTCCCTATTCCAAGAATACCAAAAACAGAGCAAAGAAAAGATACGAGATGCATCCAGAATCCCCCCGATATTCACAGGATCAAGTGGTGACTACACAAGAGCCACGGCGGATACGGCCAGAGCCATTGCGGAGGAACAAAT